AAGGGGACTGGATGCGCTACGGTCCTATCAGAAGACTTGGGACGACAAGCTGAAGATCTTCAGCCAGAAACCCCTGCACGACTGGTCCAGTCACGCATGCTTTGTCGGCTCTACGGAGGTATGGACTCGTACCGGAATGCGTCAGATAATGGACCTCCCTGAAACTGGAGAGGTTCTTACTTCATGTGGCTGGAAACCGTACATGAACCCGCGCGTGACGGAGACAAATGCCCCACTTGTGGAGGTGGAGTTCACGGACGGGTATTCGGTGAGATGCACGCCGGATCATTTGTTCAAGACGGTGAGCGGGTGGAGATCCGCGCAGTGCCTTATGAGTGGTACAGAGATCCAATCAGGCTTGACCCGATCACTTGGTATTTCGATGGCGGCCTGTATCGTCTTTGGCCGAGTGAGCAATACCCTTCTCGCGGTGGCAAGAAGCTGCACAGGGATGCTTGGGCTGCTGCTTTCGGCGCTATTCCCAAGGGCTGCCACATCCATCACAGGGACTCAAACGTCCAGAACAATGCTTTGGCTAATCTCGAATGCCTCGACGCCAAGGAGCATTTGTCGGCGACATGGAAGCCTCGCAAGATCTACTTCTCCGACGAGGCCAGGCAACTCGCCGCAGACTGGCACGGGTCAGAAGCCGGGAGGATATGGCATCGCCGGCACGCCAAGCGATCCAAGAGCTGGACGAAATGGAAGCGGGCGGATAAGCCGTGCGAGTTTTGTGGTGAGACATTTAGCGCGTTGGAGCGAGCGACTATTCCCCAGCGATACTGCTCGAACAACTGCAAGGCATCTCATTATCGCCAGCGTAAAGCCTCTGGATTACCGTACAGACGTGTGGGACCTGACGGTTCCTGACGGACACGAGTTCTCGCTGGCCAATGGCGCGCTAGTTCACAATTCCGACGCCTTCAGGTATCTGGCTCAGGGCCTGCGGGATATGCCGTCCCGGTCAGGCAACAGACCCCCGTACAGCATCATGTAGCCCCTTGAATGTGCCGCGCCTTACCGACACGATAGAACTTGCGTACCTACGGGCAGCAACCATGTCATTTCTGGGCAATATCCAGCAAAGCCTGCATAAGATTGATCCTGTAGACCGGGCGGTATCAGGAGCGGCGGGACTTAACTTCAAGCCCAAGACCCCGCCCCCCACCCCCGGTGTACCCAATCCCAATGACGCAGCCAATGCTGCATTGGATACGACCAACCAGATGCGGATGCGCAGGGGATTGCTAAGTAATATCTATGCCGGGGGCAATAACCAGCCTCCGGTCACTGGCAAGACCTCACTTGGTACCTAGCGCGCTCAAGAAGGCCGAGTCACTGGCATTGCACGCCAAGCAGTCAGGATCCCCTCTGAGCGAGTTTGCGGTCACTGTGACCTTGGGCGAGGCTTACGAGCTGCTTGATTACCTGCTCGAGCAGAACCCCCATCCATTGCTCAAGCAGGATGTGGAGGAAGCCAAGGTCCGTGGCAATCCCTACGTGGTACTTGAGAACTTCCAGATCCTGGGACTTGCCATCGTGCCGGTGAGTGCCTTGCATTGAGTAATGATGCCAATGGCCTGATCCGTGACTTCGAGTTCCTGTGGTCCAAGCAGGGCAACTTCCGTGTCCTGTGGAACCAGTCCGCCCAGTTCACCATGCCGGCCTGGGACAACTTCATCGGTGAGTTTGCCGAAGGAGTTAACCGCAACACCCGCATATTCGACTCCACCGGGAGCATAGCCAACGCCCGTTTCTCGGCCGCCATGGAGGCGATGCTCACCCCACGCAGCCAGATCTGGCACAAGCTGAAGGCAGCAGACGAGAACCTGAACGACAACCCTGAGGTGCAGAAGTACCTGGACCGGGTGAACAAGATCCTCTTTGCTGCCCGGTATCACCCGGAAGCGAACTTCGCCTCCCAGACCGACGAGTGCTACCTGTCACTGGGGGCATTCGGCAACAACCTGTTATTTATTGACGAGATGGCAGGTCGGTGCCTGCGATACCGCTCAGTCCCGCTGTCCGAGCTGTGCTGGGCATTGAACCATCAGGGCCAGATCGACACGGTCTACCGCAAGTTCAAGTACACGGCCAAGCAGGCTATCGATATGTGGGGTGACAAGGTTCCGGAGGCCGTCAAGAACCTGTACCACAGGACCCCTTACGAAGAGGCAGAGTTCCTGCACGTCATCAAGCCCAACAGTGACTTTACCCCCATGGCTTACGGGGACAGGGGCAAGAAGTATGAATCCTGGTACATACACCTTGGATCCAAATCAGTTATCGAACGCGGTTCGTATCGTACCTTCCCCTGCGCCGTTGGCAGATACCGTGTTGCTCCAAGGGAGAACTATGGACGCGGTCCGGCGATCGATTGCTTCCCGGATATCCGCACCGCTAACGAGATGGTCAAGACTGCCCTGAGGCAGGGACAGCTGGCGATCAACCCGCCGATGCTGCTGGCCGAGGAATCGGTCCTCTCGAACTTCAACCAGCGCCCCGGGGCCAACAACTACGGGATGCTGACCTCTGACGGCAAGGTGCTGGCCCAGCCCCTGAAGAGTGAGGCTAACTTCGAGGTCGGGGAGAAGATGCTGGAGGACACCCGCAGTGTCATCCGCGATACGTTCCTCAATACCTTGTTCCAGATCCTGGTGCAGAACCCGAATATGACCGCCACGGAGGCGTTACTTCGGGCACAGGAAAAGGGAGAACTGATTGCTCCTGCAATGGGCCGACAGCAATCTGAGTTCCTAGGCCCTCTGATCCACCGTGAGATCGACTGCCTGTCAGCGGCAGGCCAGATCCCGCCCCCGCCCATGGCGCTGCTGCGCTCCGGCAAGGGATTGCAGATCGAGTACACCAGTCCCCTGGCACGCGCCCTGAGGGCCGAAGAGGGTACGGCGATCATGAATACCGTTCAGGATCTGGGCGTGATGGCCCAGATTGATCCATCCGTGAGACAGATCATGGACCTGCACGAAGCATTCCGCGAGATGGCCAATATCCGTGGATGTCCGGCGAAGATCATGCGGTCCGAGGAAGAGGTTGACGCCCTGATGCAGCATGCCGCCGATCAGCAGCAGCAGCAGCAGACGGCAGCTGCGATCCCGGCATTGTCCAAGAGTGCATTGAATCTGGCTCAGGCGGGTCAGGCCGCTGCTGCGGGTGGCTCTGGAGGGGGTGCGCCATCAATACCTCAGGGTCAGTAAGTGAAGCGCACCTTTATCATCCCGTCGTATTCGATCAATCCGTTGATCATTACGTCTTCATCGAGCTTACCGCAGGCCACACAGAACAGTTTCTACTCCGTGCAGCTATCGGCTATCGGGGGATACCCGCCCTATACGTGGACGGTGCTTTCCGATAGCGGCTCGGGACTTACCCTGACCCCGCTGACCGGTATCCTGTCCGGGACCCCTGCGAACTCTGGCAATTTCAGTATCGTCGTACAGGCTAGTAACTACGCAATGGCCGGATCACCTTCAGCACCCGTGACGTTCACCCTGTCAGTACAGGCCCAGGGAGCGCTGGGGACGATATTCAACGGCCAGGCCATAACGATCACAGGAACCGGCTTTGGGGTTAAGTCCCAGACAGTCTTCGCACGGGATAAGGGAACAGCAGCAGCCGGGACTTTGAGCAACGTGTGGACCTCGGCCTATCCAGATGGCTCGGTCGTGGCGGCAGACCGCATCCAGAACTACAACCCGGCCATTGCGGGGGCTACGTCCACCAATGTCGGCTTACCGCACACCTACATCACCCAATACACCGCTGGCTGTCATGGCGGGAGCACCAGCAATGACGGTTATCAGGTAGACGTAAACATCTCTTTCACCCCTCCTGCCCCGCCATATGTGATCAAGGGCACCTGGTACGAGCGTTGTGACTATGCCTTGTGGCAGTTCACCCAGCAGGGCAGTGGGGAATACAACTACAAGTGCATGGCGTTCAGCCAGGGTACCGATGCTTACACGGGTAACTACATCTACTGGAACTTTGACCCGCCAGCCATCGGTAACAACACGACCATTCAGGACGGACTGAGTACCGATTCGACCGCCAATGGAATGACCGGAACTGAGCGTAACGGTAACGGCGGGAGTTCCGGATCCTATTGGGGACAGATGAAGTCCCCGTGGTATCAGCCCAACGGCTGGGTCAGGAAGGACTGGGAGATACAGGTAGACCCTACCGGCGCCCACGGCTATGAGCTGTTTATTGACGGGTACCTGACCTCCCCCACCCCGTGCGTCTATGCGAACTGGAACGTAGATACGACGGCCGCAGGAAGCAGGTGCTTCACCATCGGTGGCTATTCGGTCATGTATCCGTTCCCCGGGGACAATTACCGCTATTTCGCCGACATGATGGTGGATGTCTCGGGGACTGGAGCGATGCGCTCGGCGCAGGTCTACCTGAGTACTTCAGCGACCTATGCCAAGACTACGGCCGCCGGGGTACCCAATGTCCACACCTCGGGCGCTGTAACGATCCCCCAGGACCTGCCTAACGGACCTGCGAGCTGGACCAATACCGCCATCAACGCGAGTGCGTGGGTAGCCGAGATCCCGATTGGCACGACCGTATATGCGCATGTGGTATGCGAGAACGGGACGATCTTCCAGAACGTGTCTCCGGGACCGTGGTCCGTGGTTGCAGTTCCGGTGGTGCAGACCCCGACGTTCCTGATCCGTCAGGATGGTCTGTCGCAGGGTGGAGTACCGGCCTATACGACATTCGCGCTGGCTGATGCGGCAGGGGTTGCCGTGGGTGGATATGGTCAACGGCAATCCAATGCGGTGGGAGGCGTGCAGACTTTCAACCCCGGCAACGCGACTGCGGTCGTCAGTCTTACCAAGGACTACAGCGGAGGGGTCTCTGGCAAGTTTCTCAAACTGGATATTCGTGGAGGGGATCAGGTCCGCCTCACGAACGCCAATGGCTCTGTGATCTCAGCCAGTGCGGCGAGCAACTTTGAACTGGACTGCGGTAATTCCGGGACTGGTTTCAGCAAGTTCGGCAACTCTGACAACACCTGGACGGTGAGCCAGCCGCTGCTATCGACATCAGACCCGCAGCACCCACTCTACTTCACCACCGGCTGCAACAACTTCAGGATCACTGGCAATTCACTGGGGACGTTCTACGGCGGTAACAGCGGTGGCTATTACGGCTTCTGGATCGATGGCACCTGCCACGACTATACGGTCGTCAATCCCAACCACTACCTGAATGGATCCAATAACACCACCACCTCACCCTTCGTCAGTTCCGATTGCGCACTGTACGAAGGCTCCAACGTACTGTTGCTCGACGTACAGGCCAACCTTGGCGGGCATGACGCACTGGCATTCCTCGCGGTCAATAGCATCGTGGACGGCGGAAAGCTCGGCCAATACTGGACCGCGAAGTCTACCGGTCAGCCCGGAGCGCGCCTGGCTTCCTTCACGCCCAACCAGAGGTCGGAAGGCTCCGGAGGGGTAACGCATACAGGCCCTCCGTATGGCCCGCTGCTGATCCAGAACGTGGACTTTACCGACTCCAATGCGTGGGAGGCGAGCGAAGTAGTCAATGCCATCAAAGTCAATGGCATGAACATTATCCTGCGCAACTGCTTCTTTGCCGATCACACGCAGTACCAGGCACTGACTGTCCAGCTGTTCGGCAGCAATTCGTCCGGGACTACCCAGACAACCTCCTACCTGCACGCCTATAACAATACGTTCTACAACTGCGCAGGCATGGTCAGGGTCTATGACCTCTTGGGCACAGCCCCGGTAGAGACCTGTGCGTCTACCGATCTCGAGGGGCATGTGCTGATGAATAACCTGTATATGTCAGGGGTATCAGCGGTCAATTCTGCCCTCGATTACGCGGTGCTATGGCAGGTGAATTCGCAGCCCATGTCGCTGAACCGTCAGGCCGGAGGTGTGTGGCGTAATTCCATGAAGGGCGGGCGGGTAGAAGGCAACCTCTTCAACTTCCAGACCGCCTCTGCTACCGCCAAGCAGGTCGCAGTGCTTGGCATCACAGGCGGGACGTTCAACGTAGATTCCCCCACTTCCGGTTTCTCCACGACTGATCCGGGTAGTGGGACCTCCAATGTCACGAACAATACGATTGTCACGACTAGTCAGGTCGTACTGCCCAATGTAGGAACCGCTCCCAATCGTTCGCGATCAGGTATCTATCCGGGTCCTTCCAGCACGATTGGCTTAGGGGATAGGCCGGCGCTGACTACCGTTACTGCCGCTAACGGCACTACATCTATTACGGTCAATGACGCAGGATTCTTTGTGGCCGGGTGGATGAGTGCTACCACACTCCAGCCTGAGCGCGGGACTTATAACGACATTATCTGGATCGGCACGTCAGCGGCTACGGCGGTTAAGTACCAGTTAACAGCTGTTAATTACGCCACTAATGTCCTCACTGCTACTACCACGATTCCCGCTGGGGCTGTAGGCCAAGGGGTCTGGTGGGGAAGTGCGAGTCGGCCGGCCAGTGACGTGGGTACTGTCGCAAGTACTTTCGACTACTACATCAGTACCACCGGAAGCGACAGCAATGCCGGAACACTCGCTAGTCCCTGGGCGATTACCGCCATTGCTACCAAGCAGGCGACGTATTCAGGGAAAAAGGTGGGGATAATCGCGGGTACTTACGATGTCAGCGGTGCGACGTTCTCAAGCACCACCCTGCACACCCCGTACCTGAACATCAACGGCGGTACGGTAGGTTCCCCGACCTACATAGCCAGTTGCAATGCAAGCGGGGCCTATGCGCTGGGTGCGTCAACCCTTGATATGAAGGGTGCCTCAGGATTCTACGGCGGCAACAACGCGAATATCGCCTT